CCAATATAAGAGTTATAACCTATACGTTCATCATAGATAGTGGTAGATGAAGCACCACCTGCTACTAAAGTAATATCACCTGTGTTGTTAGACTTACCTTCTACAAGGTTGTTCACAATTTCAGCTACACTTCTAGCATCACCACCTGTCCAAGGTAGTTTACGGTACATATCACTACGTGCCATTATCTAGTTCCTTGCTCAGAGTAATCTATATCCATACCAATGGCAGATGACCAGTTAACTCCTGTAGGTGTTAAAGCTATTCTATGATAACGACCTGCACTTCTTACAGAGCATCTATCTTCTTCACTTGCTGTAACAGATGAACCATAAGTAATAGCGTCATCTAACATACGTCTGGAAGCCACAGAAACGCTTGCAGAGCCATTATCTACAGAAGGTCTAATAAGAGTAAGCACAGAGTTATAACCGTATTCTAAGTCGTTAGTAATGATATTTCCTGTAGCGTTAGTTCCTGTAAATGTGATAATTTTAGTACCACGAACACCACCAAATAAGAACTTACCGCCTTTATATAGTCTATCATCTAGTGTGGTTACAAGAGTATCTACAGTTTTGAGTGCTGCTGCGGATGCTGCCATATCTACGGCTACACCTGTACCTGAACCTGCACCTGTAGCTGTAAATAATACACCTACTGTATTAGCTACTGCACCTATAAGAGTAAAGTCTGTTGAGCCTAATGTTCTAATTGTATAAGACTTACCTACAACAAATGCACCTGCTGTTATATTGTAAGCAGAGTCAAGACCATCTAATGTTGTACCTGAAGTTGCTAGTGTAGATAAATAGTCTACATCTGTATCTGCTTCACACCATTTTTGTGTTTCAAAGTTATAGATAAGTAGTGAACGACCACCGGATACGTTAGCATAATTCCAAATAACTAAATTACGTTCAGGGTCTACTGCTGCTGATATAGAGTCAATGTCACCAATGTTAGCATTGCTAAAGAAGTATCTGTCTACTTTTTCTGAACCAATACCACTTAGTGTTTGACCATTGGTAGCGTAGAAACCATCATCTGATAAGAAGTAAGCTGTGCCAGAGTATTGTGCTATAGAGTTACCTTCTATACATCCTACGTTACGAGAGATAGTGTCAAATTGGAATATAAGCGGTGAACCAATATATGACATACGAACAATGGCTTTTTCTAGGAATACAATACCAAACTCTCCTCCAACGATTCCGGTGACGTCACCCCCGTCGGGCAACAACTGGAAGTCACTTTGAGAAGTCGCTGTTGCAGTCCAAGTGGTTGCATCATTGATACCTGACCATTGCACTTTGTTAGGAGCAGTACCTGCACCAATATTAGCTGCAACTACGAAGTCACGAACTGCTGTAATGTATTTAGCAATAGGTGCTTCTGAGCTTGCATCTGCAAAAGCTGTAGAGCTGTTTACGTCATACGCTTGTATCTTTTCAGAGCCATTAGAGGCTAATGCAAGACTGCCAAATTGTAAAAATTGCCATCTATTTGTGCCTGTATATCCACCTGCTTTAGACTCGTCTACTAGAGATAAGTCAGTATTATCTACTTTAAATAGTTTACTAGCACCACCAGCAAAGATAAATACGTCATTGTCTAATTTAGCAGCAAAGCAGTTATTCAGGTCTTCTGTAGCCGCACCTGAATAGTTTACTGCTGACTTAAATGGACCATATCCTATAGCTAATGGAATGACGTTGTTAGCTTCTGATACTGTGTCTAAAATGCTTGGTTGGTCAGGTAACCATTCTTTAAATTGTATACGTTGTGTAGGCATAATTTACCTTTAACTTAATTCAGCCCATGTATTTAATGTTTGAGTACCAGCATTTACAGTATACTTATAAGTATTTCCATTTGGAACAATAGCGGAAATACCAGAAATTTCACTCAAACCTGATGCAGATACAGTCCCAACATTAACCCCACCAATAGCTAATGTTCCATTTCCAGATGACCCCTGAAGTATTGATATTGAAACTTGAATTGGTTTTCCAGTACTATTTGTATAAGTTGAACCAAGTAATCTGCTACCAGTAACATTTGACCATGTTTGACCAACACCTATTGCACTTGGTGCTGCACTTGTCCATGTTGTTCCGTTAGATGTAAGAACATTGCCTGAAGTGCTTGGTGCTACTAAATTACCTGATAATGCAGAAGTACCATTACCTAAAATAACAGAGTTTGCTGTAATAGATGAAGCACCTGTTCCGCCATCTGCAACAGCCAAATCAGTAATACCTGTAATAGTTCCACCTGTAATAGCTACTGCTGTAGCATTTTGTGTGGACATTGTACCTAATGTGCCTACTTTAGTTTGTACAAAAGCAGTTGTAGCAATTTTAGTAGAGTTATCACCTGGTGATGGTGTAGGGGCTATAGCTGTTCCTACAAGTGTTGTAGTACCATTAACAGATAAATTACCACCCACGACTACGTTATCGCCACTAGAGCCGTCTTCAAAGTTCTTTAAGACCGACATTAAGCTACGAATAGCATTGTTTACGTTAGCTGGTGAACATCCTTCAGCAATATTGATATTAGTTATATCTGTATTATCTGCTGACGTTGCACTAAATTCTGAAATTTTTGTTTTTGCCATCTTTTATCCTTGTCGTAACCAAATGTCTGTACTTGGAGTTGTATCAGTCCAAGTTTCTGTTCCTGCTGTAATTTCTGTCCATGTATCTGTAGAAGGTGATATTGCAGACCATGTTTCTGAACCTGCTGATACTGGTGTCCATGTTTCTGCACCTGGAGTAACAGGTATCCATCCTTCACCTTGTCTTGTACCTTTAGCTGTTACACTTCCTATACCTTCTACATAAGCAAAGCCTGCTAGTATAGCGTTAGGACTTGCTGTGACTATAGCAAACCCATTTACTTGTGCATTAGCTGATACTTGTAGACCACCAAGTGCTGTTATTGTAGTAGTTCCTGTAATAGAACCACTATCTAGTCTAATTCTGTTGTAATTTACTTCTACTTGAGCATTGGCTGTAATAGAAGCATTACCATCTATGAGTAATGACCCTATACAAGTAACTGTGCCATTAGCTGTAATACTTGCTGAAGCTAGTGCTATAGAACCGCCAGTAGCAGATACTGTAGCTGTTCCTAATATTGCACCACTACCAAACTGTGTTCTAGTGCCTAATGCAGATACGTCTGCAAATCCATTTATAACTGCACTACCAAATACTAATGCACCGCTTGTAGTAACTGTAATTGTTGCAGTAGCAGTAATGCTTGCTGCAGACGTTCTAAATCGCGTTCCTGACGCACTTACGGTTGCGTCTGCTGTTATTGCTGCTGCAGCCTCTACTGTTCTACCTGCTAATGAACTAAAAGGAGCTTGGGAAAAACTAGCTATGCCAAACATTTATGCTCCTTAAAGTGTTACTTCTTCCCAGTTAGTAATGGACTCATTCCATCTATAGTCTTTACCGTCTGTAGGATATGCTACAGGTGCTTCCCATAACCATGTTGTATTGTTTAGTATCCATGATGGAAATGGTTGTGGTGCGTAGAATACGTCATTAGTAGCGTCATAAGTATAACCAATACCAGCGTAATTACCTCTTAAAGGTCTACCTTCTGGATGTTGATTGCCTAGTGTATTGTATGATGTTTGTAACCAAGTGCCAGGACTTGAGTCTACAAATGTATCAAAGAATTCTTTTTCTGCTACGATAACTTGTGTTACTTTACCGTCTGTTACTTTTGCAAAATGTGACATATTTCTTCCTTATGCTGTATATGAGCCAGAGGCTGTAAATTGTAATATTGTATTAGAGCCAGATGTAGTAATGGTTGGGCTTCCTGTTGTAGTTCCAGTGTAATAATTAGTAGGTAATGAAATGATAACTATGCCTGAACCTCCAGCACCACCCCCAGCACTTGCATAACCATAAGCACCTCCACCACCTGAACCTGTATTAACAGTACCAGCACTACCACCAGCTGAAGCACCTGCACCTCCATTACCACCGCCTCCAGTACCTCCAGTACCAGCAGCGGTAACACTTCCACCTCCGCCACCTCCAGCACGAGTGACTGAAGTTCCTGTAATAGATGATGCTGTTCCAGCTCCTCCATCTCCTGATTTTAATGAAGTAGCATTTTGTCCTACAGCACTAGAACCACCTCCTCCGCCACCAACATGAGAATCATTAAAATAATTTCCACCTGCAAACCCTTGACCAGAAGTACCTGCATATCCAGCTCCACCATTAGGAACTCCACCACCTAAAGAATATCCAGCTCCACCTCCACCAGAACCTCCAGATGAACCAGCAAGGGTAGTAACTGCTGTTGTACCTGCACTACGACCCCCTCCAATTGCTGTTAGACCTAATCCAGTAGAATTGTTCCCATTATTACCTATTGTTGATGCTGCAACACCTGCTCCACCAGCACCAATAACAAATGTATAAGTTGTTCCTGAATTTAGAGTTGATGTTCCAGTTAAATATCCTCCAGCTCCACCGCCGCCTGAAGTAGAACCAGCTCCAGAACCACCTCCAGCAATGATTAAATATGTTGCTGTAATAATTCCTGCTGTTCCTGCATTTTGCCATCCGCCACTTGTATTATAAACTTCTAATTGACTTGTAGTAGTATTATAGCCTTGCTGTCCTGTACTAGGAGCAGACGGTCTTGTACCAGTAGTCCATGTAGCATTGGTTATGCCATTTGTTCCAGAGATAACAACAGGCATTATACTGTTCCTTGTAAATCTTGAATTTGTTTTTGAATTTCATTAAGTTTAATCATGAGCTCTTCTACCGTAGGCGTTACAATAACAATAGGTGCAGGTTCTACAAAAGTAACTAGAGCATCTTCGTGTTCAGTTACTTCCCCTGTTAATACGTTAATTTCTGTTCTCATGTTTTATCCTACTCATAAAGAATGTTAATAGAGCCTGTGTCAAATGTATCTGTGCCGTTTACTGTGGTTATGCGGATGCGGTCTAGAGTTCCACCAAGTGCCAATTTTCCCCCACAATAAAATGTAGCAGCAGAATCTGTAAAAGCACCATTGCCATTTGATACCCAAGTAGTTCCTGATATATTGACTATTGTCATTAATCCAGTCCTTGTATTTGTTGCCACTCCACCAGTAGTTAAAATCAATCCTGTTGTAGCTTGTGCGGAACCAACACTAGTTGATGAAAAAGATGCACTGCTCAAGTATCCAGAAGATACAATCCCACCAGAAGTTCCTAGTTTTACAATAACTGCTGATGTACTATTGGTGCTAACGACATCAAACATCACAGTAATACGTTTAACCCAAGATGGAATACTTGTAAAGTCAATACTTGTACCGCTTGTAGATGCTACTGCTGTGCCACTTGTTAATACACCTACTCCTGTAGGAGTTCCGTCAATTGCTGGGCTAGTTAATGTTTTATTAGTTAGCGTATCTGTTGTTGTTTTACCTACTAGCGTGTCTGTTGTAGTAGGTAAAGTAAGTATAGTTGTGCCTGACACTGCAGGTGATGATAATGTAACACTTCCGCTAGTATTACCGTTTAAGACTAAAGATGCCATATTATTTAGCCTCCAATGCTTTTAATTCTTCTACTGTATTTGCTGTATCTACCAATGTAGTAATATCACGAAGTCTTTGTTTTTCTGCAACGATAGCAGATGTGTCTGCGTTAGACTCTAAAGCACGTTGAAAAGCTACATCTTGAGCTAATAGTAATGGTTCACGTTCTTGACGTAACCTATCTTTAGTAATGTCTTTAGCTTTATTTATGTCAATAATTATTGCCATGTCCATGCGTTCCTAAATGTTCTATCTTCTGGGATATCTGATACGTCTACAATATGATATTCTTTACCTTGTGGCACATCTTTAGCAGCAATTTCTTCTATAGTTAATCCACATTCTTCTGCTGGAACTATGATGCTAATTCCACCTTCGTCATTTTGATATATTATTCTTTTGTTCATAATTTTTCCTGATTAACGGAATACAGCTACATTTAAATATTTAACATCAAAAAAATTGGAGTTTGCTGCATTAATTATGTTAAATCTAAATGACGAAGTTGTTGGCGCAGCTTCAGCAACACTAGGTCCGTTATAAAGTTGAGCGCATCCCACAGTAGTTGCACTTGCATAAATAGCAGAAGCAGAAATAACGGTAGAATAATTAACATCCGATAAAGCATTAGTAAAATTTACTGTATAGTCACCTGTGCCGTTATCTGTAATAGATGTTACATTACCACTAGCTCTAATAGCTACTGTACCTGTTCCGTTAAAGTTTACCCATGCACGACATCCGTATGCTGTTGCTACCGAACCATAACCAGAGTTAAATTTAAAGTTAGCAGATGAGTCAAACTGACCAACAGCAGCACCACCTTCAGCAAAGTCTATAGTATCAGCCGCAGAGAAAAATATACCTGTATTAGTGTCGCCTGTTGTAGTAATAGCTGGAGCTGCTGCTGTTCCTGCTACAAAGGCTGCTCTTTGTGATGTATCTATAGTTATTGCTGTAGTTCCGCTATTAGTTTGTAATACTAATGAGCCACTATTATCAGGTTGTATAACAACACCATTAGTGGTAGTTGCATTTATAATTGTACTCATACTATCACCCAACGAGAAGTGGAAGGAACTGTAACTGTTACGCCACCAGAAAGAGTAACATCACCAGCTTCTACAGAGTTATATCCTGTAGGAAATGTATAAGATGTACCTATAGTAGCGTTATTAACATTAAGTCCGTTAGATGCAGCAAACTGTGGAGCATAAGCATCACCATTAGCATCTTGGTAAACAGCTTTTTCAGCAGGATAAGTTACAAATACATTCTTTGTGCCTGCACTAAAGTTGACTGCTGTGCCACCATTGCTAGACTCTAATATGGTATCACGAGATAAAAGAGTGCCTGATAGCGTGTATGTGCCTAGACCTACTTCCCATTCTGTGCCACCTACAATAGCGTAGTAAGTAGTATTAGCATTGCCTATAACAGAGAATGACTGAAAGCCAGATACTGCACCAGCAAGCGTAAACGTACCTGTGCCTGTAGTAGTAGAAGTCTCTTGGACTCTATCCTTGACGACTAACGCCATGAGTTATCCTTACGCTAATGTAACTGAAAGATTGCCTGTTGAAATCTTAAAGATATCACCAGAGTCAATTGTTTTAGATGTATCTAATGCTGTATGGTATAAAAGGTTACCTGCTGTTGCTGCATCATTAATACCAATCCAACCTACCGTTCCCCATGAAGCTGTTGCTGTTGGGAAAGTTACGTCAGCATCATTTAAAATGTTACCTGATGTACCTGAAGCTGTTGCAAAAGATACTGCTGTTCTAGCATAACCAGTACCCATTGTGCTAACTTCTGTACCTGAAGCATCATCATTAGGGTTTGAAGTCCATAGTGATACATATACTGTTGCTGGTGCTGTGTATGTTGTTGCATTTAGAGTTGCATTTAAAAGTGCGTTCTCTAAAAAGTTACTCATTTCTGCCATGATTTTTCCTTTATCTTGGTGTTACGTTTAATGTGGTATATGCGTATGTTTTACCTAAGTCGCTTGTTTTAATATTAGCAATAGCTCTATCATATAATGATGACCATGTTACTACTCTTGGGTCATTCATAAGATATGGTTCTGCTTCTGCTAGAGTTGCGTAAAGTAAAGCGTCTGGATAATATGCTAAGAACAAGTTACTAGAAGTTGTGCTAGAAATAAATGTAGGTTGAGCATAATATAAAATTTGAATGGTGTAATCTGTATCTTGAGTAGGTGCAAATTGAAACTCTGTACCTAACATTGTAAAGTAGTGTGCACGACCTGATAATGATGTTTGACCATTACGGAAGAACAAGTCAGGTGATTGAAACTCTAAGACAATAGGTGGATTACCCTGAAAGTGCATCTCTCTTAACTCTAAGAAGTCACTAGGAAATGCTACCTTGCTATCTGTAGGTGTAGTTGTTGCTACTTTTAACATAGATTCTGTTCTTAAATCACGACTCATTCTTAACTGTGCCATCTGAATAAAGTCAGGTATGACGCTTGTCAAGTCTGTTCGTGCTAAGTAACTTTCTACTGTAGTTACAAAGCTACTATAAGTTGTAAATGCCATCTAATTGTCCTTTTAATCTATCCCAGCACTTGTCCATCTCATCTTTATGCCATTCACTAGCAGCTAATGAGCTTAACCATGCTGTTCTGTCAAAATATGTTAAGTTTTCTATGTCT